GCTGTTTATCGTTATTTCCCATGTATCAGCGTTAGAGACGATGCCGTAGTCCAATTTGATTTCGCTAATAACACCGTAGAACGTTCGCAGCGACAGACTTGCGTCTGGATCGGTTAACTCGACTTCGATAAAATCGTCAAGGCCTAACGCAGGTAACGCGTTGATGTCCCGCCCACGCAACACACACACATTGTCCGTAAACTTGTCCGCAATTCGACGACGCCCAACGCTTATTGTTCCCTCGGTGATGTTGTCAATCGTGACCGGGGTGCCGTTGGGGTCTTTGGTGGCTGTCCAAACGACGCGCATTATTGCACCGTTATTGGTATTGGGCCGTTCTGCACCATGTAACGGCGTAAGGCGTCTACTACGGCGTTAGGGTCGCCACCGCTCACGTTAATTGTGACGCCACCGCCACCGCCGCCGAGCATCCCCGACAACTTAGACAACGGGATAACCGCTTCTGGTTCTCCCGCCTCTGCAATCATGGCGAGGCTAGGACGGGTCACGATGCCACCCTCAGCCAAATACGGGATATTTGGAATACCGAACGATTTACCGCGCCCTGGCAAACCCGGAATGTCAGGTATAGAAATATCCAGTTTGCCGAGCGTGTTATTCCAGATACGCGCCAAACCGTTAAAAACGTTTTTCCACACGTTTAACAACATCATGAAGTTGTCGATCGCTAGCGCGACGCCCGCTTTTAAGCCATCGAAAATGGCGTTGACGATGTTGCGGAACCCCTCAAAACGGTTATAGGCCACGACAAGCGCGGCGCCAAGCGCAACAATACCGCCAGCAATTAGGGCGAACGGGTTTAACGCCATCGCAACGTTTACCGCGACTATCGCAGCTGCAACCGCACCAATCGCTCCAGCGATAGCAAGAAACGCGCCAGGGTTATTTTGTGCCCACATAGCGAACTGTTGCAGGTAGGGAAGTACAGCCTCGACGACGGGTAACAGCGCCGCACCTATTGACTCTTTAGTTTCGTTAAACGCAAGCGACAGCCGCTTAAATTGGCCTTGTGCGGTGTTCGCCGCGTCGGTAGCCGCGCCGCCCGTCACCGTTGCGATACGCGCCATAACGTCCTCAAATGACGCGCCCTCTTTAATCATTGAGCGGTATTCAGGTAGCAAACGCTGTAACGACGTCATGTTGCCCGAATAAGCCCGTTCTAAGCCCTGCACGACGGTTTCCAGCGGTTTACCTGTCGCCGCACTTATGTCCATCGCTTGTGCGACAATTTTTTGAGCCTTAGTAACGTCGCCCGTTACACGGGCCAATCTCGACAACGCCGGACGTAGGTCATCGTCGGCTACGCCAAGTAGTTGGCCTTGTGTCGCGATCCAGTCCTCTGTCGCGGCAATCACGGCGTCAGTTGCGCCCGTAGTGCGACGCAGGTTAGTGGCCAGCAGGTTCGCGCTAGCGGCGTCCTCAATCGCGGCTTTCGTGGCGTCAGCCAATGCGACAGCCAACGCACCAATAGCCGCCGTAGCAGGCACCATAGCCTTCTTAAAGACAAGGCCAGCCTTCTGGGTCGCTGTCTCAGTTTGGGCTAATTCTTTGCGGAACTTGTCTAAGCCTTTGCCGGAATACTCAGTTATCAGGGGTATTGAAAGAGCCATTTAGTTCAATTCCTTTTGCACTCGACGCGTCACTTCAAGCACCGCGCGTTCCATCTCGCCTTCAATTTGGTTACGCTTAGAGAACGTCGCAGGGCCTAACACGCGACTAGTGCGGGGCTTAATAAAACCGAGTGCGTCGCCTAGCGGGTTCGGGTTAGCGCGTCCTGCGGTTTCCCACACCGCTGTTGCGACGTCACGTTGCTCAATCAGGATGACAGACATAACCCGACGGTCACCCTGTAACCGTATTTTGACGCTACGTAACGCTTTAGACACGTCGTACGGGAACAGTTTGCGACCTGTGCGTCGATCCGTCCAGTTACGAGCCATACCAGACAACGGCAAACCAATTTGACGGTAACGGCTTTGCGCTTCGCTGATGGCGGGCTGTGCAATTCTGGTGGCGTCAGCTGCGAACTGTTTGCGTAGCCCCGGCTCAAGTTTGTTCAACGAACGTATAGCCTCTTTTGCGCCTACTATCTGCATATTTGCGCTAACGGGCATTTCGTGACTCTTTCAACAATTTGTTGACCGTGGCTAGGTCGTTCACGTCGAAGTCTACATTATGAGGCCACCACCCTGTCTGTATTAACAGACCTGCTAAGAGATGTCGGTAGGTGCCTCGTGGGTAGGGTTTGCGTCGTCGTTGCCTACTGCCTCAATGCTCACAGCCTTGCGGACAAAGTCGTCGAACGCGACAGGTACGGTGATGCCGTGAAGTTTGCAAGCCTCATAAGCGAGATACAGCAAGTCCTCGACGCCGATGTTTTGCGCCATTTCCGACGCTTTGCGTTTGAACTTGCGTTCGTACGCAACAATGACGTAGAGGTTGGTTTTGACTTCGAACGGGCCGTCACCAAGGTCAAGCCGTAAAGTTAGGTTCATGTCGGGATTTCCTTTAGTTAGGGCGTCGTGTCGACGCTGTACACGCCACCGACGAACGTTACGTCAACGGTGGAGAGTTCGCCCATTGTGGCGTTGATTACGGGGAGTTCAGCCAAGAACGCGCCTGTAAGAGTGAAACCGGGGTTGGTTGCGCCTTCCGAGCCTGTCGCAGGCTTCACAATCACAGTTGTGGTGGTGCCTACGAGCGCGCTAAGTGTGGCATAGGTTTCGGTAGCGGCGTAAGACATGTACAGCGACAGGGTTACCTCATGGTTACCGAGTCCCTTGACGAACTTGCGATCCGTGTCACCAAACGCGGTGGCTTCTAACTGGTCAAAACGGTGCGTAAAGGTTGCGCTTGTGCATTGGTCGGACAAGTCAACGCTGTTAACGGTGACGACTGGGTTAGCGAGATATGTTGAAGTGGCCATTTGTTACTCCTCGGTTGGTTGCACTTTATCAGTTTTACGGGGCTTGGTTGTGGGTTTTTCGCTGCCGACTTCAATGATGAAGCCGCCGTCGAGCAAGGCTTGAATACTGACGCCAGCAGGCGGAATGAACTCGTCGCCCGGTGTGCCTATGCGAGGGCTAAGGATTTTATACACGGTTGCACCTTTCACGCGGTCTGTGCCTGCATTGAGATTAGAACATCATAGGCGGCGTAGTCGGCACCGCCGATAGACACCACCGTAGGGCGACCGTTACGCACCGCGACATTCTTGGCTAGCAGTTTGCTAGCAATCTGCAACAGGTCACGCAACGCGTCAAGGTTGCCAGGGCCTGAGCCGATAATTTTTACGGGAAAGTCCAACGTCACAATGTTGTAGTTAAACGCGTCAAACGATGGCGCGTCAATGAATACGCACGACGTGGTGATGTGGCGCGGGTCGATCGCCACAGGCAAACCCGTAATGGTTTTCAACGTGGTCGATAAGTCGTCTATCGCTTCGTTGAAAAGGTCGGTGTACGGCAGGGGCATTAGGCCACCTGTGGGCGGTTAATACCGAGCAGCTGCATAATCATCGGGCTGACACCTGTGGCAGGCGGTACGCCCATACCGTCAAACGACGCTAGTGCGGTGTATGACCCTTGCTGACGGAAGTACGCCGCGCCGATCATGAGAGTGCCTAAGAACACCGCTTCATTGGGTACCTCGTCAATGACGTCGGTGAGGTATCCGGCTTCCTGGCGTCGACGGTATGCAAACGCGTTAGCGGCTGCGGCTGCCTGCGTAATTAACGTAGCGGCGTTAGTCGACGTTAACGGGATATCCAAATAGGTTGTGAGGTTTTGCGCGGTGATCCACGTTATCTGTGGTTCCCATGTTGCTAGCCCGTAGGTCGTCAGCGCGGATATGTCTTTGTTCGCACCCGTCGACTGGTACATGACCTGATTAGGAATTGGGTCGGTGTAGTCAAACAGCCAGTCACCCGTCGATGCCTCAACACCAATAAACTTGTACTGCGGGCAGAACACCACGAGTTTGTTATTGCCGTTGAACGACGCTTCGACGTCTGTGATGTTGAGTCTGTCCCCGACATTTACGGGGACGGACTCTAACGTTTGCAGGACGGCATAGTTGTCGTAGCGGTAGTACCGCCAGATTTGTGCTTTTTCCGTCACGGCGTTACCCGCCTTTCAGGGTTTAGGCGACTGCGATTTTGGAAACCATTGTCGGGTCAGCAATGAACGTCGACACGTAGCCGTAGTAGGAGAACGTACGGCCAAGTGTGCTAGGCACTTCGACGGACATGATGCCGCGGATTTGCTCGTAGAACTCAATCGCTGAGCCACGTGCCAATACCATTGTCCCAGCCGCAAAATTCGCGTCCACCACAAGGTTTAAGCCCAATGGGTTAAGTGTGTTTGTGCTGGTGATGTTCTGCGTTCCCATGCCGTTAACGCCCATAAGGCCAGCCGCAGCTGCGTATGGAAAAATTGGACGGTTATCGGCGTCGAGTTGGCTGCTCAATTTTTTCCACACGTCGGGACTGACGAACAGATGGTCAGGCAAGAAACGTGTAGCTGACAAAATTCCTTCAGCGACGTCGTAAAGCGAGTCGATCAGGTCGGTTGGGTCGTTAGCGGTGACTGTCCATGTCACACCTGACGCGGCACCTTGTGCCACAATCTGGTCTGCGCAATAGTTGTCCGACTGGATAAGGTATTGGCCTGCGAGGTCGCGGAGGATGATGTCCATTGCGCCGGGGCTGGTGAAGTCCATGTCCTGTGCTGACAGGGTGACCTGTCCAGCGAGGGTGACCTTTGCGACAACGTTGGACGCAATAACTGGCGTGGTTGCAGAAACACCGACGAGTTCGGGTGACTGTGCTGCGACGCTGGTGTGTGTCGTCCATGTTGGGCGGATAAAAGTCTTTGACTGGCCGCCGTCTGGGTATGCGCGAGCACCAACGGCTGCGACAACTGGTCTGTTAAAATTAAGATCATCGAACACGGGCCCAAGAACGGGAACCGGCAAGAGGCCGGGTGTGTCGGTAGTTAACACATCTCCAGCTGCCGCTTGCAGCGCTGTTTGCTTTGACTTTGCAGCCTCGACAAATGCTTCGTTTACTTTGCGGAATGTGTCGCCGCCGATGTGGTATGCGGCAAGGTATTCGGCTGCTGATGGCATCGCAAATTGACGCTTTGGCTGTGCGGGGATTGGTGCGGTTGGGATGGTTGCTTCCACAACTGCGTCGGACTGTACTGCTTCCACTTGAGTCTCCTCGGTTTGTTCTGTGGGTTCTGCGTCGGGTTCTGTTTCGGATACTAACACGGTTTCGTCGCTGGATGCGGCAATTTCGGTAATTACCGCGCCAGAGAACGCCGGGATAGGCACTAGGGACAATTCCAGCCACTCGCCTTTCGTGACGATCATGGTGCCTTCGTTGTCGATTGTGAACTCGGTTGGGTTGACGCCAACGCTAACGGAGTCCAATACACCGTCGAGCGCGAGTGTTAACGCTTCGTCACCTGCGGCGGTGGCGCTAATGCGAGCCGTGAACAACATG